AGCAGCCACATCAGCCTCTAACGCAGCCACATCAGCTTCAAATGCAGCTACATCAGCTACAGCGTCTGCCTCTAGTGCCAGTGCTTCAGCAAGCTCTGCCGCAGCAGCAGCAGCGAGCTATGACGCCTTTGATGATCGTTACTTAGGCGACAAAGCCTCAGACCCTACTTTGGACAACGATGGCAATGCGCTATTAACTGGTGCTTTGTACTTCAACACCACCTCAGATGTCATGAAGGTCTATGATGGTTCTGCGTGGAACATCGCAGCTATCTCTTCTGCCTCCCCAACCTTCACAGGCACAGTGACTGCTGATGGGCTGATTGTTGATGGAAACGCTACTATTAACGCTGCATCGCCTATTCTTTACTTAACAGAAAGCGATACAACAGATCTAAACACTAGAATTAGAAATGCCGCTGGAAACTATCAGATTCATACAGGTAACGATGCGTTAAACAGCTTTACTGCCCGAATGAATATCAGTCATTCCACAGGCGACATCTCCTTCTACGAAGACACCGGAACAACGCCTAAGTTCTTCTGGGACGCTAGTGCTGAGAGTTTGGGTATTGGTACTAGTAGTCCTGCCACAGAACTTGAAGTTAATGGTGATATTGGTATTGCTCGTACTTCAGGCGGTTATACGTTTAGAGAGACTGTTGGGGGTGGCGAAAGAGCAAGCATTAAGTCTAATTCCAGTAATGAGTTAATATTTAACTATGCTGGCGCAGTAGAAGCAATGCGCATTGATGCTGCTGGCAACGTGGGGATTGGTACTGATAGTCCTCAAGATGACCTTCATGTTTCAGGTGACGGGTCTGGCGGGGCTTTTGGTCGCATTAGGATAACTGGACAAAGTAACGAAGCAATACAAAACCAGATATACGGCGATACTAGCGGTAATCTTATTTTTCAAGCTGACCAAGGAAATGCCGCAGCGTCCTCATCAATGCGATTTAGCGTTGACGCCTCCGAAGCAATGCGCATCGACTCCTCTGGCAATGTTGGCATTGGTGCAACAACAGTAGACTCTGCGCTTCACATTGAAAAATCTACGCCGCGCCTTACGTTACAAATTGCAGGTAACAGCGGCTATAACACGATTGAATCTGGCGGTGGTAACGAGCTTATCTTTGGACGCTCTGGCGCAGAGCAAATGCGCATTGACAGCGCAGGGCAGCTTTTACTTGGTCGAGGTGCTAATGTTGCATCAGGCGCTGAAGCTACACGAATACAGTTCTACAACACACTCAGCACTTATGATATAGCGTCTATTAGAAGTTTGGTTGGGGTAGGACAAGTAAACAGAGGTGAATTATCGTTTGCTGTAAATAATGGTGCAGGTCAGCAGGAGAGAATGAGGCTAGATTATTTAGGCAGGGTTGGTATTGGTACTAGTTCGCCTAGCGCGAAACTAGATGTTTTTTATGGAAACATTGGCGGCGGAAAAGGCGTCGAGCTTTCTGGGACTAGCTCATACGTCGCAGACGGAAGTTATGGAACATCACTAGATATTTCTCACACCTACCAATCTAATGACGGTTCTTTTAGAGCCATTAACATTGATATAACAGATACAGGCACTTCTAATCAAACGCTATATGGCTTGCACGTTAATGCTGAAGCTAATTATTTCTCAGGCAAGGTTGGTATTGGTTATGCAAGTCCTGTTGAAAAACTAAGTGTTTTTGCAGGCGCTGAAGGCGTTGTTGCTAGATTTGTTGGCTTAGGAGCAGGGCGTGGTTTATCAATAAAGTCTGAAACAAGCGGTCAATATTCAAACCTCAACACTATTGATTCTGGCTCAACTGGAAGCACAGGCATTTTAGCATTTTCTACGGACGGAAATGAACGTGTCCGCATCACCTCATCAGGCAATGTTGGTATTGGTACTAGTAGTCCTAGTGTAAAATTACATATTACATCAGGTTCTGATGGCGCTATTTTTTATGCCGCAAGAACAGGTGGCACTAATAATCCAACATTTGTCACATCAGTAACAGACGCAGGTTCGTTAGTTACGCTCCGTGCCGGAAGCACCAATAATACCGGTCAATTAGCTTTTAGCGTTTCAGGTGTCGGCGAAGCAATGCGCATTGACTCATCAGGCAACCTGTTGGTGGGGACTACAACAAGCAACGCCTTAGGGGCTTCAAGCGGTGGAACTTTAACGGGTTTAGAGCTTCAAAGTGGCGGCGTACTGCTAATCGGCACTAACAATGATAAGTGTGCGATTTTTAATCGGCAATCATCAGACGGGGAAATTCTTAGATTCCGCAAAGACGGCACAACCGTAGGTAGTATTGGTACTAACAGCAACAGCCGCTTCTTTGTCGGCGGGGCATCTGGCCTAATACTTTTCTCAACAGCATACCTACCTGCGACTTCAAGTGGCGTTGAAAGTGACAACACTCTTGATCTAGGCGGGGCTACTGTTCGCTTTGACGACGTCTACGCCACCAACGGAACTATCCAAACTTCCGACCGCAACGAAAAGCAAGACATTGAGTCACTATCTGAAGCAGAGCAGCGTGTTGCTGTAGCGGCTAAAGGACTGCTGCGCAAGTTCCGTTGGAAGTCTTCCGTTGAAGAAAAGGGTGACGATGCTCGTATCCACTTCGGCATTATCGCTCAAGACCTACAGGCTGCATTTGAAGCAGAAGGTTTAGACGCAGGACGTTACGCAATGTTTATCCATTCAACGTGGACAGACGAAGAAACAGGTGAAGAGCGTAGCCGTATGGGTGTGCGTTATTCAGAACTACTAGCATTTATAATTGCAGCACTTTAAATAGAAGGAAATTAAGATGACAACTTTTAACTGGACTATCGCAACTCTCGAATACGACCTACAGCCCTCTGATATGGACGGCGCTGTCATAGTCGCGCATTGGAGAGTAAACGCTGAAGAAACCACTGGCGAAGGAGACGATGCTGTAACGTACACTGCGTCTGCTTACGGTACTTGTGGCTTCAACCCAGACCCATCAGCAGAAGGTTATGTACCCTACGCTGATCTTACTCAAGAAATTGTTCTTGGGTGGGTGTACGACTCAGTAGACAAAGACGCTACTGAAGCAAGTCTGCAAGCTAACATTGATTTGCAGGTCAACCCTGTCACTGCCTCGGGTGTTCCGTGGTAGTTTTTAACTAGGAGAAAATCTAATGAGCAAAGACAACAAGCCTCAGATGATTACGATAAACGATGTTGAATACGACACAGCTACATTCACTGAAGAGCAGGTGGTTTTAACGAATCACTGTCTTGATCTGGACAGGAAGATTGGCAACATGAACTTCCAGTTACAGCAGTTACAGGTGGGCAAAGACTCGTTCTTTAAGCTCTTGAAAGACTCTTTAGAGACTGTTGACGAGTCGTTTGAAAGACAGATTGATTAAAAAGTGACGCACCTGTTCTTGTTAATGGTTCTAGTTAATGGGCAGGTGCAGTCATCTGATATGTATTTCTATGACATCCATAGATGCAATTATTTCGCTACAGCTATTGTTAAAGGGAAAGTAGAAAGAACTCTTAATTACGAACCCCGAGGCATAGCCATCGCTGCATATTGTTTGCCCCGTGTGACAGACCCAGTAACAGTGAGGGCATACTAATGGACGCGATAACAATAGCCGCTTGTATATCTGGGGCTAGTCGCGCCTATAATATGGTTGCCAAGGCGGTTAATGCAGGCCGTGAAATTGAAGATACTGCTCAGTATCTAGGGAAGTTCTTTGACTCTAAGGAAAAGATTCTTGAGATTGAAAAAGAAAATCAACACGGCCCTAAGTTTCTTAGGGGTGCTTCCGTAGAAAGCCAAGCCTTAGAAATACAAATGGCGAAGCACAAGACGCAGCAGATGGAAAAACAGTTGCGCGAACTCCTCGTTCTTACAGTAGGCGAAGAGTTCTATAACGAAATGATGAAGACGCGTCGCACAATAAGATCGCAGAGGCTAGCCGCAGCAGAGGCCAGAGCGAAGAAGAAGCGTTTGATAATTGATGGTGGGTTAATAGTCTTAATGACAGTAGTCACTATAGGCGCTGTTTCCGCGATGATAAGGTTGGTTGTTTGATGAGCTTAATCGATTACTGTAGGACTGAGAATCAGAGAAAGACCGTTGAGGCGTGGGAAGACTCAGGCCGCAACAGTGCTATCGCTGCGGTAAAGATTGGCATTTCTCCGTCTACGGTTCGCGATCATGTCTCCTACGCAAAAGCTGCTGCAAGTGCGGCTGGGTACTCTGACAACTGGGATGCGCGAAGGCACGTTCCTGAAGGTGAGACAGTCATCGGTCGTTCTATATACACTGCGGACGATGAAGGCAACAAGGCTTGGTTGAAGACTAAGCGGACAATGACGGAGGCTCAGAGAGACACTGCTATCAAGGCGTTCGTGGAAGGTCTGACTAAAGACTTACCTAAAGCCAAGAAGCAAGCCAAGCCAAAGGTTAAGAAGTTCGACCCTGACCTTCTCCCTACTATAGTAATTGGCGATGCTCATTTTGGCATGAGGGCAGATGCTAGAGAAACTAAGGAGCGGGACTACGACACTAAGATAGCTTCTGAGTGTATGAGAGACGCTATCGACTACTTAGTAGCCTTAGCACCGCCATCAGAAAATGCATTGCTCGTAAACGTGGGAGACTTCATTCACGCTAACGGTAGTGGTGGTACAACCTTTGGTGGTACTAAGCTAGACGTAGACACTAGAATCGAGGTGGTCTTAGACGTAGCAGCACAGACGTTTGTGTACTCTATCTCTAGGATGTTAGAGAAGCATCAGAAAGTCTCTGTCATTATGGCTAGGGGTAATCATGATTCAGACACAGCCATTGCCCTCGCGTTGATCTTAAAGTATTACTACGACAAAGAACCACGAGTAAGTATCTTAGACCCTCACGGGTTCTTCCATACTTTACAGTTTGGGCAAAACCTCATAGCAGTACACCACGGTGACAAGGTGAAGGCCGCCAAACTAGCCTCCCTTCTTCCCAAGATGCTACCTGAGCAGTGGTCTACTACTAATTACAGAAAGTGGTTGGTGGGACATATCCATCATCAGACACTTTTGGAGACAGATAATGGCGTTTTTTGCGAATCCTTCGCGACGTTGTCTCCACCCGATTCTTGGCATGCAGGTTCTGGCTTTTCTTCGGCATCTGCTATGCACCAGATTGTCTTCCATAGAGAAGGCGGTGAGGCTTTACGCCATATCTATCAACTCAGAAGCAGCCGCAAGGTCGCTGATTTAACGCTATAGGTTCATTATGGAAGACCGACTCTCTCGTGTAGAAAAGAAGATCGACTCATTACAGGAGGCTATTATCTCTCTCGCGAGGGTAGAAGAACGCCTAGTGACTGTGTTTAACCGCCAGTCTAATATAGAGTCTAAGGTAGACCATATTGAACAGAAGGTTGACGGTCTAGCCGAGAGTATGGCTGCTGCTAGGATTACTGAGCGAATTGTTTGGATTTTGATAACCGCAGCAATAGCTGCTTTTTTTGGTGTAATGGAGCAATTATGAAATACGCTAAATTGATAGGAAAGTTTGTTAAATCTAAGTTTATGTCTGCTACTGACGAGCAGGCTACTGTTGTGACTATTTTAGCTGCGGTTATTATCATCGCTTTAGCGGTGGCATAAATGTTATCAATGTTAGGGACACTTATTGGTCCAGTGTCTGCTATATTAGATAAAGCAGTACCAGATAAAGACCTCAAAGAAAAACTAGCGCATGATATTGCCACTATGGCAGAAAGACACGCGCACGATCAAATTCAAGCGCAACTTGAGATAAATAAGACAGAGGCTGCGCATAAGAATTTGTTTGTAGCTGGTTGGCGACCTGCCTGTGGCTGGGTGTGCGTACTTGGAATGGCGGGAAACTTTCTCGTAATTCCTTTTGCTAATATGACTTTGAATTTGCTAGATACTGGCGTAGAAGTTCCAATGATTGACCTTGCGACTATGCTTCCTGTTTTAATGGGGATGCTGGGATTAGGTGGGTTAAGAACTTTTGAAAAAACAAAAGGTGCGCAGAAAAATCACTAGGTAAACCCTATGACAAACAAAGTGATTGAGTTTCCAAAAACAAAAACTGCTGATGATATTCACGATATTATGTATGCGCTGGATGTAGAATTAACTGAATTAAGCACAAAATCCTTAGAACTTGGATTGCCCATTTATAGTATTATAGGCGTTATGCAAGGACAGATTTATTTCCTTTTGGGATTAGAAGCAGGAGATGGTGAAGATGACGAGCAGTAAACACCTTACTGATATGCTTATTCGTCACGAAGGGAAACGAAACAAACCTTATGAATGCACTGCTGGCAAGCTAACTATAGGCGTAGGCAGAAATCTTGATGACGTTGGTCTGACTGAAAATGAGATAATGTACTTGCTAAACAACGACATTGAGCGTTGCGACAAAGAACTCTTACACAACTTTAAGTGGTATCCAGAGTTATGCCGAGTAAGGCAGGATGCTTTAATAAACTTATGCTTTAATGTCGGGATTACACGTTTGCTAACTTTCACAAAATCTCTGGATTATATGGAAGCTGGAGAGTATGAGCTAGCCGCTGACGAATTTTTACGATCAAGGTGGGCTGAACAAGTCGGCAACCGTGCAATAGAGGTTACCGACCTAATCAGGGACGGGCATTACTAAGGCTTGACGTTTTCTAGCTTTTCTAATTCTGACTCAATGATAAAGTCACAGAACTGCTTAATCTTCCGCAAGTCCTCTACCCCGCCTTTATCCCTCCACCGTGTTGCATACTTCACAATACAACCTTCAGCGAAAGGAAGTTGATTAGCCATAATATATTCTATGGGCTGAATCTTTAATTTCTTGTAGTGGTCGCCCGCTACTTGATAGTCGGTTGATTTCAATGTAATTCTCCTTCATCTTTATCATACATAAAGTCAAACTTTTCTTCTAAGCCCTGCTCTTCAAGAAACTCATTATGGTCCATTAGCAGTGCCATCATAGTAGCAATACATCTTTTAGGACCTTCCTCAAGGTCATGAAACTCGCTATCTAAGAACTCAGTCATTTCCTCCGAGGTCATAGCGATAATGTATTGTGTCATCTTAAACGATTCTCGTGGTATTTAATTTGTTCATTAAACTCATCAAGCATATCTTCGTAGTCTGCTTTATAGAGTTTAATTGGATTAGATTTAGTCGCTATCATCTCTTCAACAAAGTCCCTGCCGTACATATCTTCCATCCAGAGGGTGTATTGTTGAGCGGCTGAACCGTACCTCATGCCCCACATATTACAGGCTTGACATTGAGCGTGGACATTCTCAATTCTTAATGCCCAAAAGCTGGAGCTTCCTTTGGCCAACCAATGCCCGCCCTGTAGCTGTGAGTAATGCTTAACAACTCCACAAGACACGCAAGCGCAGTTACCGTCATCGTCTGCTGCTGCAAGCCTACACAAACGCTGAATAGCTTTGAGGCATTCCTGTCGTAAGACTTTACTGCTTTTGACTTTAGGTTTGCGCTTCATAGTTTATAAGGTCTTCCTGTTTGTAAGCAGTTAATTACCCGAAGAGCCCTTAATCTGGTCTTACTGTCCATCCTTTTAAGTTTGGACTCTAAGAGCTTAATGCTAAATAGCTTGCTTTGTACTGGGTAAATCTTAGATAAGGCTCTGATTTCATTGCTTATCTTATAGACATTTCTTGTCTCAGAGTCGCCTGTTTGCTTCTCCATTGTTCAAACCTCATATTCATGACTTGAATCTTGTGTCTCAACAGGACGGCTTTCTCTATTGCGACCTTTAGACCTTCTAATAACTCAAGGTACTCAGGGTGAGAATAGGCATATCTCTCTTGTTTGGCAATCGGCATAGAGTGGTCGCCTCGTTCAGCCTCATTCATAAGAATGGCTTTCTTAGACTTACGAAACTCCATTAGATACTGCCTATCAGCTTCGGCTTGGGCGAACTCTTGAGTGACTCGCTCCAGATCGGCTAAAGTGTTTCCTTCGCTCAAATTCATTCTCCACATACAATCTAACGCGAGGTTGGTAGTCGGAAGGCACTTTTGACAGCGCCTCTCGTCTTTCTTCTCTGGTGGTTAAGGCCAGTATCTCTGCGGCGTAGTGTCTTGGCTTCATGATTGAGGCCCAGCAAAACGCTCAATGATTAACGATAAATCCGTCACATCATCGTATAAGCAGACGCCAAACTTATTCTCATGAAAGACAATCACAAAAGGCTTGCACTCTGATTCTGCACAGAACTGAGCCTCATCTATAGCATCTTCTGCGTGGTCAAAGAGAATCACTCTAACCCCTTAGCTAAGAACTCTAGCTCATCTACGCCCAGTTCCTCAGCCATTTTATTAACCAACGAAAGACTAGCGTCCTTCTGGTATCTCCAACGGCTGACCTGCTGCTTATGAACGCCAAAGCGTCTCGTCAACTCAACAGACGAGACACCTTGTTCATCTTGGGCAGTCCTCATAGCTTTCCCAAAATCAATCATATTTACCTCAGAAGGGTAGGTCGTCTGCAAAGTCTTCTACTGGCGCAGCGGGTTGAGATACTGCTTGCTCTTCCTTAGGAGTAAACGAAAGACTAACCAAAGGCTTCTTACCGCCTTCCTTAGAAGTCCACGCCGATACCCAGTATTCAACGCCATTGATTTCAGCCTGACCTTTGAGATTAGGGTGCTTATCGGTAGTTTGCTTGTCATTCTTCCACAGCGCGCCACGGTTATTGTTATCGTAGTTCATTCTTCCTTCCTTAATTTATCAGTTTCAGATTTTATGATTTCAGCAGTCTCTATTAGCAAAGGTTCAGCCAGTGCTATCAACTCATCATCGCGCTGCACTTCAATAATGAGAGGTTTTATATCGGGGTGAAAAGACATAAACCAATAAGACTCAAGGCCTAAAAGATACATAGTGCCTTGGACCTGTTGGACGTAGGCACTGGGCAACTTACCTTTGCGTAGATAAGCGCAATGGGTAGAGCCCAGAGGACACTTGATTTCCAAGCCGGTTTTGTCAAACAGCCCATCAGGGCTACAGCCGATCTGATGCTTCTCGTGAATGGCAAAGCCGACTTCTCTGACTTCAACGTCCATAAGCATCTCAAACATCGCCCTAGCTTGCGGTTCTAGGTCATTGCCACGCTGCATAGCCTCAGACTTAAACATCTCTGTAGGAGCTCCTATGAGATTCTCAGCGATCAACTGGTTAATCAGGGTGTCGCGGGTAGCACTGAGCTTACCCGCAGTAGTAAAGACCTTGGAGAAGTTGCTAGCCGACACAACTCCACACCGTGCCTGTAACCATTCATCCGAGCCCTGTTCGCAGTCTATAAATCTCATGAAGCCTCCTGCATCTTGAGACGTTTCTTCTCAAGCAAAGGAATGGCGTGTTTGAACTGGTCAGAGGTCATCTGCTCTACGGCAGAGGCGTTATAAGCCTTTAAGAACTTAGACTCTTCGGTGTTCGTGAGTTCAAGCATAGCCCTGACAGAATGGACCTGCTCTTGTGAGACAACAGATTTAGCAGCTTGAGTGACAGAATTTCCATCGTCATCTTCGGCAGGAATTCCCAGTGCGCTTTGCAGGCTGAAACGACGACAGTACGTCACCAACCCGCCGTAAGTGTGGGCATCTGTCTTCGGGGCAGGTATAGAGAAACTAGACTCCATCCACTGCCCAGAGGAATGCATGAGTCTGGTAGTGACTCCGACCTCGCCGTTATAAGAGAAAGGAAACTGCACATAAGACAGGCCATTCTCAGCTAGAGGGGCTTTGGCTGCGGATATGACTGAGCCAAGATCGGCGTACTTAGATTTGAAGAAAGGGTTGTCAGCGCCTTTAGCAGCACCGCCCATTTGACCCTGTGCCTTAGCAAGCGCAGTAGCCAGTTCGTTTAGGTTTTCTGATGTTTGCATTTTAATCTCCTTTAGATAATGCCCAGTCAGTCTACTGCCAGCGTAGACATTGGTCAACTGTTTTTATTGACATTGAATAAAACAAGGACAATTTGAAGGATTTTTTACCCTGATTTGTCCTTGTCAACGTAAATTCGGCAAGAAATTACCCATCGAATATGTGGATTTTTCTAAATACCACGACAATTTGAAGGATTTTTTGGCTGGATTTGTCGTAGTGTCAATCGGAGTTCCGATGTTAGGTGTCGGAGTTCCGATAGCGGGATGATAACGGGATGATAACGGGATTTATGACGGGACAAAAAAAAGCCCCTTGACGTTTCACAACGTGTAGAGGCTTGCAATTTCTTCTAAAGGAGAATAACATCGAAGATGTCGGTGGGTTGCTGAATCCCTAAATTCCGACTAAAGACAGGAAAGTAAGAAACCCGACAAGCCAAGTATACACAACATCTTGTGCCTGTCACACCCTTCCTTCCCTACATTTAGTCCCCCGCTGACCGTGTGGAAAAGCCTGACGTACTCTGGCTTATGGCAAGCTGACGCCTGAAATCAGCCCCAGAAATGGGAGGTCAAGCCATACCTTATGTCCTGCTCTGTCTGCGCCCTTGACAACAGGCAACCGCAAAGTCGAAAGATTGTGCCACGAACCTTGGTGAGATACTTATACAACAGTGGCTGACTGTTCCACGCTGTGAAGCGTCAAGTCAGGGGGAAGCGACTCACTCGGGTGGGCGTTATATTGAGTACCAAGCCTACGGGCTTCCGCTTCGGCGGGCGTTAGTGTCAGGGTGTATAAGGCTCTGGGGCATTTGCGGGGGAAAAAGGGCGATTGCGCCTAAAATTCGTCTGACAGCAAAAAACAGGAGAATAATCAATGACTTGCAAAACAACAGAGAGTTTGTTTGATGGGGTAAAGGTCCGAGCTCATACGGGTAAACATATAGCATTTAGCTATGGCTACAGGCAGGTCCAATGGTGGCCTAACGGCAAGAAAAAGACGGTGTATGACGAATACACTCTCAAGAGTCACACGAACTGCACGTTAGAAGATGCGCTGACTATCCTCAAGACTGGTGAGAAATGACCGACCTCACCACCAAGCCCTGCCAATGCGGTGGCACATTAGAGCAGGTCATAGGCCACAACCACCGCTCTACCGATGATACCTATGTGCCTTTCAGGGTTTGTTGGAACTGCTTCTCATGCCATAAAGTGGAAAAAGCGATTGGCAGAGAGACTTTCGTGGAAACAATTCATGATAAAGGTAAACCATAGTTGTTTACTTCCGTAGTTGGTTTAGGCATTATTCTCCCAACAGCCACCAAATGAAGGAAAACAAAATGCGATATACATTCAACTTCAAGTACACAGAGTCCGGCATATCTTGCATCTTGCTTGACCATAAAGAAGCAAAAGCCATCAAGCAGGGTAAAGACTCTGAGCAAAATCCGTGCTTTGTTTTAGATCAGGCAAGTTCAGAGCTTTACGAAGAAGTTATTGCCAATCGTTTTTGTTTAACCAAGTAAGCAGTATTTGTTAGCGTTAAATTTACGCACAGTTATCGGGGAATATACATGAAAGCCTTAATCGCACTGTTAATCGCACTAATCGTATTCGGCTACTCAGTTCTTCCGCCTGAGCGTGTTGTTGAAGAAATGGAAGCCAATCTGTACACCGAGATGGTCTGTCTCGGTCGAGCCACGGAGATGGAGTACGGCTGGCCTAACTATAAAAACCTTGATGTTACCTGTGGAGAATAATATGGATAACTTACATATAGCGATAGACGCTAACCTTGAAGACCTCGTAGACGCACCTAACCGTTGCGTAGACCCTACCGATAAGGCTGCTGACAACATTGTTATCGCCTTTGCTGAAAACGGTGACTGCATTGAGGAGTGGATGTTTAACGACTCTCCTCTTTCCGAGTGGGAACAGATGAAGGCTGATATGTGCAAAGCCTTCGCAGGTCAAATGAGTCATGATGACTTCTTCCTAAAGTACGACAGTTACTACCAACACGCCAAGCGTGAAATCATCGACCATCTGGATACTCGTATCTGGAATCGCTACACAGACCTGCACGATGTTCCTGTGCTGGATATGTATGAATACAACGGCGTCAGCAGGGAGATGTTCTAATGTGGAGCTTAACTCGTAACGGTCAGAAGTTTGGATATTGCGCCTTGGACAAGAAGGCTATTGAACAGTACCGAGAATGGTACATAGAAGATCATATAGTCGCTGAGTCAGCTCAAATCCAGCAGCGTCTCTGGGACTCTTCCAAGAAAACTATGCTCCAGAGCGAAGCCGAGCAAATCGCTAAAGACACTCTGGAAGAGCAGATAGCGGTAACGGAGGTCTAATGGCAAAGCTAAAGAACGGCAAGCGTTGCGACCTCTGTGGTGAGTGGATGCGAGCTTTGAAAGAGCACCTGTTCTGTGACTCTTGCGTCCCGATCATTAAAAAGAGCCAAGAGCTTTGGAAGCCAGTCCGCGCAAATAAAGGAACGAATTAGCTATGAACTACTACAACGAGTGGGATTCATTCGCAGCCGAGTGGCTAAAACAACTAATCAAAGACGGCCTCATCCCTGACGGTGAGGTCGATACAAGGAGCATTGCAGATGTCGAACCATCAGACCTTAACGGATTTACACAGTGCCACTTCTTCGCAGGTATCGGAGGATGGTCAAGAGCCTTGCAGCTCGCAGGATGGAGTTCAGACAGACCTGTTTGGACGGGAAGCCCTCCTTGCCAATCCTTCTCCACAGCAGGAAAGGGAAAAGGAAAAGACGACGAGCGACACCTCTGGCCTGTCTTCTTTAATCTCATCCGAGAGTGCCAACCTACAGCAGTGTTTGGCGAACAGGTTGCAGCAGCTATCAGACACGGATGGCTCGATGATCTACAAATTGACTTTGAAGAAGAAGGATACGCCTCAGCAGCGGTCGTATTACCAGCTGGGGGCGTCGGCGCGTTCCACAAAAGGGACAGGCTCTTCTTCACAGCCAAGCGCGTGGCTGACCCCAACGACATCGGACACGAACGGAATACGGAAACTAGACGGGAAGCGCAGCGGGGGACTGAACACGCAGGTAGTCTCGGCGTGGCCAACACCGATGAGTTCGGACAATCGCGACCGGGGGAAGTTCAGAGACGCTTCGGTACAGAGAAGGATAGCCAAAGGGAAGTCAATCGAGCTGTCAATGTTAGTAGAGTCAGTACATCCTTGGCCAACACCAACTCATCACAACTCCAAGGAAGGGGGATACCCGGGGGAGTTGACCAGAAAGACAGTGCCACTAGGGGCGATGAAGCATTTAGTCTCTGGGGAAATTCCCAGATCATCTACTGCCGAGACGGAAAGTACCGCCCCATCCCAACTGAACCCGCGCTTTTCCCTTTGGCTAATGGGATACCCAATCGAGTGGGCATACTCCGCGGAGCAGGTAACGCCATTGTCCCGCAAGCAGCGGCAGAAATCATAAAGGCGGTGATGTAGTGATTGAGCTGCGCCCACATCAGGAGGAAGCCGTAGAAGCCCTACGGCAGTCTCTCCGTCAGCAGAAGATGCGCCCTCTACTGGCTGCTCCGTGTTCAATGGGTAAGACGATGATCGCAGCCCATATCATGATGAACGCAGCCCGCAAGGGTATTAGAAGTGTTTTCTTCTGCGACCGAGTTAAGCTGGTCAGCCAGACCACCGATACCTTTGACCGCCTCGGGGCTGATTACTCAGTCCTGCAAGGTGACGACCCAAGGTACGACCCCAACAAGCTAATCCAAATAGCCTCCATTCAGACAGCGGTACGCCGCAAGCACTTCGCCTTTGATCTGGCGATAGTGGATGAATGCCACACGATGTACAAAGGTCTGGTAGAGGGGTTCATGCAGCGGTACAACAACGTGCCGTTTATAGGGCTTAGTGCTACACCTTTCTCCAAAGGGCTAGGAAAGCACTGGGATGATCTTATAGTCACCACTACCACCAGACAGCTACTAGACAAAGGCTGGTTGTGTCCTACTGATTACTACGTTGGTAAGACCATTGACCGCAAAGGCATCAAGACCAAAGCCTTGTCTACGGGTGGCTCAGATTACGACCCTGAGGCGTTGGGTAAGGCTATGATCGACAACGAAACCTTTAATGGGGATGTTGTAGAGAATTACCGCAAGCACTCCAACGACCTCCAGAGGAAGGCTATAGCCTTTAGTCCGTCAGTGGCGCACTCCAAGTCTATGGTGGAAAGGTTTAACGCTGCGGGCATTCCAGCACTTCATATAGATGGTTATATGAGTGACGAGGAGCGGAAGTATATCTATGACGACCACAGGGCTGGACGGTGTAAAGTCTTGTGTTGCAGCCGCCTCTTGGGGGTTGGGTATGACGACCCCTCAGTGGAAGTATTGATAGACTGTTTCAGCACTAAGAGTCCGATAGCCTTTGTACAACGAGCAGGAAGAATCTGGCGAATCGCTGAAGGTAAGGAGAAGGCGACCTACCTTGACCACGCAGGTAATCTAAAAGTCCACGGCTTCCCAGAGGATATAGTCCCTCACAAGTTAGATGACGGAACTCAGACCTTTAAGGAAAAGAACCAGACCAAGAAGGACGAGCGGGAGAAGCTGACCCGTGACTGTCCTGTCTGCTCCGCTGCGTTCCAAGGCCGCAAATGCGCCTGTGGGTATACTATTTCCAGCAACGACCCTGTATTCAAAGATGACGGGACTATGCTCAAGAAGGTTAGTAAAGACTTCAAGGTAGAGGACAAATCAGCTTGGATGGGGCAGTTCATGCAGATAGCCAAAGAGAAAGGCTATCAAGAGGGCTGGGCAAGTCATAAGTACAAAGAGAAGTTCGGCGTGTGGCCCAAGGGAGTCGATAGAACTCCAAGGCCAGTAACAGAAGAGGTGCGTGGATTTATCACACACATGAACATAAAGAGGAGAATCGCTAATGAAAAACCTAGAATGTATTCTTGGTAGCTTGGATAAAGTCAGGAAACAAGGGCAGGGCTACATAGCCTGCTGTCCGGTACACGGGGACAACAACCCCTCAATGAGCATCAAAGAGGCTGATGACAAGATTTTGATGTTCTGCCACGCCTGTAATGCTAAAGGCCCAGAGATAGTACAGGCCATAGGTCTAAAGCCTGATGTGCTGTTTGATAAGCCATTTAAGCGTGAGGAAGACAAGCACTGGCTGCTCAACAAGAAAGCTGATTGGGATGACACAATGATCTTAATGGCGCACGAAACACTTAAACAAGGTAAAACAATCAGTTATAATGACTACAAGGAAATCCGGCAGTCATTAGCTCGCAGGGAACAAAGAAGAAAGCTGAACCTGCCGATTACCTTCAATATGGAAATAGCACTATGAAAGACACCAGTCACATCAGCGAGGCCATAGCGCGCCACACCGAGGAGTTTCTAGCCAAGGGCGGGAAGATCAAAGTCATCCCTCCCCAGACCTTCTCTACTGGCTACACAGATAATGTCCGCAGGGACTTCACCGTGAAGAACAACCGTGGGGAAGATCGCTTTGGGTAGGCCACTGTATGAGTCAAAGGAAGACCTCGCCAAAGAGGAAAAGGTCAAAGCCCTCTTAGAGAAGAAGTGGCAGTCTACCCTCCACAAACTCCCTATCTCTTACAACTACGACTATCTGGTAGAACGTAATGGTCATAGTGTCGCTTGGGTAGAGGTGAAGGTCAGAACCAATCCAATGAAGCAATATGATACAATGATGGTATCATTGCACAAATTGTTAGCAGGCAGTCACCTTACATCTACAACAGGTATACCCTGCTTCCTAGTGGTACAGTGGACAGATGCGACTGGTTTTGTGAATATCAACGAATGCGCCTCAACCCTAAAGATGGGAGGACGCGCAGATAGAAATGACTCTCAAGACCGCGACCCTTGTATGTACATAGACATAGATCAGTTTCAGGAGCTTACCCAGTGACAGAGAAGACACACGGCAACACTCGCGTCTTTACTGACAAAGAAATTGAAGAATGCTTTAAGATTGCCCCAGCATTAAATAAACAGCAGCTTGCAGATTATTATGGCTGTTGTTTCAATACCTTACACAGAGCGATGAAAAGACAGCCTGAATTTGGTGAAGCGTACAGGAAGGCTCATGCTATGGCGATCATCAATATGGCTGGGTCGTTGCAGAAGAAGGGCTTAGAGGGCGATGTGGGTGCGGCTAAGTTCTGGCTATCCCATCAGGCAGGATGGACCGAGACGAAGCGTACAGAAGTCTCTGGACCTGACGGCGAGCCTATTGAGTTAGATCATCTTTGGAAGATAGAGGTGGTGGAATGAGCACTGGCCCGTGGGAAGGTGGAAAGGGCTCGCGCCCCAGAAAGTACAGCGTCAGCAAGTATCAGGACAATTACGAGAGGATATTCAATGCCGCTAAAGAAGGGAAAAAGCCAAAAGGTGATAAGCCAGAACATCAGGACAGAGATGGCAGCGGGGAAACCACGCAAGCAAGCAGTAGCCATTGCTATGTCAAAGGCGAAGCGTAAGAAGGCCACCTACGAATAATGCCCCAGATGCAAATCCCTAAGAAGCTGCGGAGGTTCATAGACACTCCTAAACGCTTCAAGGTCGCCATAGGAGGCCGAGGCTCAGGCAAGTCAATGAGCTTTGCCGATCTATGCCTGATGGACGCTCAGACCAAGGGGATTAAGACCGCCTGCTTCCGTGAGTTTCAGAACTCCATAGACGACTCAGTACACGCCCTCCTCAAGTCAGAGATAGACCGCCTCAACCTCCAAGGCTTTGAGGTGCAGAACAACCAAATCCTTTTCAATGAAGACCCCGTGTTTAAGTTCCGTGGTCTGGCAAGAAACCCAGAGGGCGTGAAGTCAATGCACGGCTTCCAAAGGTTCTGGGTGGAAGAAGCCCAAACGATTTCATTCAACTCCCTTAAGGCTTTGACTCCTACACTGCGTGAGGAGGGCTCAGAGATATGGTTTTCAGCCAACCCCAGATCAAGTGTGGATGCCTTCTCCCAACGGTTCATCAAGCCCTTTGAAAAGCAATTAAGGCGTGACGGATACTATGAGGACGACTTGCACCTGATTGTGATAATCAATATCACAGACAACCCGCTCGCTCCTGACGTCTTGAAGCAGGAGATGGCACACGACAAAGAGGTGATGTCTCCGGCGCTCTTCCAGCATATCTGGGAAGGGGAATACTACGACTCAGTGGAAGATAACATCATCCCAACAGAGTGGTATGACGCAGCCATAGACGCCCATAAGAAGCTAGGCTTTGAGCCTTCTGGTGCATTGATTGCTTCGCACGACCCGTCTGATGAGGGTGGAGACAGCAAGGGCTTTGCTATGCGCAAGGGCTCGGTTGTCTTAGAGGTGTGTGAAAAGGTAACAGGTGATTCTAACGAGGGTATGGACTGGGCTCTAAAGAAAGCCAGAGACGCACAGGCAGATTGGTTTGTGTGGGACTGTGATGGTCTGGGCATCTCTCTCAAGCGTCAGGTAGACCAAGAGCTAGACTCCACCGCGATGCAAAAGCACCAGTTCCGAGGCTCAGAAACTCCTGACGATGCGGTAGTTCCATACAGTGGTAAAGACTCCAAGACCAACAAAGACACCTTCTTCAACAAGCGGGCGCAATACTGGTGGAAGCTACGGGATAGGTTTGAAGCTACCTACCGAGCAGTGGTGAAGGGTGAGTATGTAAACCCTGATGAGTTAATCTCTCTCAGCAGCGAAATAGAGACGCTGGACCAGTTAAGAAGCGAAGTGTGCAGAATCCCGCAAAAACGCTCAAATAATGGTAAAATCCAGATAATGTCAAAGATTGATATGGCAAAGAAGCCGTATGAGCTACCGTCCCCGAATATGGGTGATGCGTTAATGATGTCAATGTTTTCACCAAAGGCAGTCCAGAAAGCGGCTGTCAAAATCAATTTCTCTGGCTGGGGCTAGACTATGAAATACGATAACGGAATGGAAGAGAAGGAAGAGTCAGCGGAATACACCGAGGATGACTTGTCCTACAAAGATAAGTATGAGGACCACCAAAGCGTCATCAACCTTCTCTCCTCCTGCCAACAGGCCGACCACGACAACCGCGAGCAGGCCCGTGAGGCTCATCTGTTCCTTGATAAGAGGGACGGTCAGTGGGAGCCCTACTGGTGGAACGCCAACCAGAACAAGCCACGCTACACGTTCGATCAGGTCAACCCTATCGTCTCTCAGGTCGCCTCAGAGATTGAACAGGCAGACTTTGATATCCGAGTCTCTCCTGCTGGTGGTAACGCTACGAAAAGCGTGGCATCTACCTATGACGGGATAATCCGAAACATTGAGAATATCTCCAACGCCAAACAAATCTACGCCCAAGCCTGTAGAGGTATGGTGACTGGCGGGTTTGATGCGTGGAGGGTCTGTTCTAAGTTCGCAGACGACAACTCATTCGACCAAGACATCATGATTGAGAAGATCGCCAACCCTTTGGATAGGGTGTGGTTTGACCCTGCGGCAGAGAAACAAGATAAGTCTGACTCAAGGTATGCGTTTGTCTTACATCCTATGGCAATAGACGAGTACCAGAGTCGTTGGCCTGAAGGCTCAGAGGAGTCAGTCACAGACGACCGTGAAGGTGATGCTTACTACGACAAGGCTGAGGTCATTGTTGTGGGTGAGTTCCTGTATATGGAGTCAGAGGACCGCGAGCTGGTCATGATGAGCAACGGTCAGACTCATGAGGTCAATGAGGACTTTGAGAAGGTCAAAGATGACCTTGAGGCTATAGGTGTCACAGAGGTCCGCAGGCGCAAGCGCAAGATGCACAAGGTCTGCTCAAGGTACTTCGACGGCAAGGACTGGTTGGAGGATGACAAAGATACAGTCTTTAACCGCATTCCTGTAGTTCCGGTCTACGGCAACTTCAAGATATTTGAAAACAAAACGATCTACTGGGGTGTAGTGGAGAAGCTACTAGACCCGCAGCGCGTTATGAACTACGCAATGTCACGAGAGATTGAGGAAGGTGCGCTAGCTCCACGGGCTAAGTATTGGATGACTCCGACTCAGGCAGCGGGTCATGAAGACACATTAGCCACGCTGAACACTAACAGCGACCCAATGCAGCTCTTTAACCCTGACCCTGAGTTTCCTCAAGCCCCACAGCAGAACGGTGGCGCAGCTATCAACGCTGGTCTGAGGACAGTCGCTCAGGCTATGCAGGGCATGATGAACGCAACGTCTGGGATGTTCGCAGCGAATATGGGTGACAACCCTAACGCTCAGTCAGGTGTAGCGATACGTCAGCTCCAGAACAAGGGCGACAACGCTACCTACCAGTACACACGAGCTATGGAGATTGCTATCGCAGCAACGGGCCAGCTCATTAAGGACGCTATCCCCAAGGTCTACGACACCACTAGGACCATCCGCGTTCTAAGGGAAGACGATTCCTATGATATGGCTGACATCAACCAACAAGTCATAGACAACGCCACAGGCGAGATTGTGGTAGTTAATGATCTGTCAGTGGGTGTTTATGATGTGGTGTGTAAGGCAGGCCCGAGCTTCCAGAACCGCCAACAAGAAACGATTGAGGCGATTACTCAACTGGCTCAAGTCGATCCGTCTCTGATGCAGATCGCTGGTGACTTGTTGATGCAGAACATCAATACCCCTGCGGCAGCACAGATCGCCGAGAGAAAGCGAGCCCAGATGATACAAGCTGGAATGATTCCTCAGTCTCAAATGACCGAAGAGGAACTGATGGCAGCGCAGCAGCAGATGCAAGGCCAGCAACAACCTGACCCTGCAATGGTGCTAGCACAAGCCGAGCAGATGAAGGCTCAAGCCGAGATGATGCGGGCTCAGATAGAGCAGGCCAAGCTCCAGAACGAGCAGATGAAGCTACAGATCGAAGCTCAGAAACTCCAGTCTCAAACAGTGGGCGATCAGGCTGACAACCAGATTGACGCCTTCAACGCCGAGACTAAGCGTATGGAGACGCAGATCAAAGCCCAACAGGCAGGCGCTACCATTGACAAGACCTCAGCTCAGGCAATGGGCGAGCAGTTAGACAACCAGAAGAAGATGTCTGACATGATGGAAGAGCAGCAACGCAAAGCAATGCAGCAAAGCCTTTCAACAGCCCAACTTGTGAGTATTGCCCGTGGCGGAGTCTAGTCTTAGAGATTATGTAGCCAACACCGTTGGTCAGTTTAACGCCGGAGTCATTGATAACACTCTGGGGTTAGCTGACCTTGGTGCTCAGGGACTGGCTTATCTTTACAATAAAGCCACTGGCAGTAACGCACAGCCGTATAACTTATCTGGGATGGTAAAAGATGAATTAGGTGTTCAGTCTGACCCATCGTCAATGTCTTATGCAGCAGGCTCTATTGCTCCTGCCGTTGTCACTGGAGTTAGTTCTGCACTACGTCAACTGCCTAATGTGATGGGCAGGGAGTCATTGAGCTACGCAGGCGGCGAGCTAGGCGGGCAGGTTGGTCAAGAGTATTTCGGTGACACTGGCGGCTTGGTTGGCTCAATCGCAGGAAGTATGGCTGCTCCACAGGGCGCTGTTAGATCAGATATATTCGCAGGCCCGAACTCACGAACCGCAGACTTGAAGGCTATGGAGGCTGCTCAAGAGCTGTCAGAGCGTGGCATGAGTCCTGCTGAGATTAAGGCCCAGACAGGTTGGGAAAAGAACCTTGACGGCAACTGGATGTATGAGATTCCTGATGCCGGAGCTACCCTTAACAGAAGGCAGATACTAAATGACCTTCGGGCAGCAGGAACATATCCCGCTACGTCTGAGCAGGGATTAACAGGCATTGTTAGTGATTATTTTGATAATCCAGCCTTGTTTGAAGCCTATCCTGCGCTAGCTAACAGGCCGCTGACAGCTTACGCCGACCCTAGTTCTAGCACTGGGGGCTATGTGCTTCCCAAGACTGGAGAGATTGGTATAAACGTAGGCATTCGTGACTCTAGAGACAAAGACCGTCCTTTGGGTAGTATGATTCACGAGCTGCAACACGCCGTGTCAGGGATAGAGGGACGCAGCGGAGGAGGAAGCCCTGCCTCAGTTCGTAACTTAATGGAGCAAAGCGAAAACAGGGATTTAGCTCCATATATGGATGACTGGATAGAGTACAACAATATTCGTGGCGATATAAATTTAATCGGCAGCACTAAGAACTTTAGACAGCTTCAAGATATTGCGTCTTCTCCTGATCCTGACTTCAAAGATTTAAGGAACACCTATCAGTATCGCAATATGTCAGGGATTGTTCATAATACATTCGGCGACCCAAGCAAAGACAATCTGCAAGAATGGACTCGTAATGCCGCGCAATTTTTGCTAGACAATTCAATGGATTCTGTAACTGATTCGCAAAAGAAAAGGCGCATACAGTACCTACTCAGCCTTCCTGAAGAGGGGTTTGAGCAAGAGTTAAAGGATGCTAAAGATATAGCTGATAAGAGCCGAGCTGGATACCAGTCATTTGAGGATACAAGGACTAAATATTATCAGCTCAGGCAGCTACCGGAGTTTGAACAATATCAAGCAATCAATGACGAAACTCTGGCTAGAGAAGCTACGGCCCGTATGAATATGACCGCGCCTTCAGCTTTGCGTGAATTATACACCTCAAGAGTGGAAAATCCTGATCGGTTGTGGAACGCAATAAGACGTTATTCTCCAGAAGAAAATGTTGTTAAAGATATTTATGATATGGATGAAGATGAATACATCCAAGCGATTAACCCTCAAGGCACACGGATAGCTCCAGAAGCTAGGCCTAACCTTGGTATGGGCGATATGTACGGTATGGCTCCTCGCAATGCGTCTGAGGTAATGACGCAAGAGTTACCTTCTGGCGAAGTCGTCAGATATGTTCAGGATGACGATGCAGTATATGCGCTTGGGTATAATCCCGATCTAGGGGAAGAGGATGTGGTTGGCTATATGCTGGGCGGCGGTGACAGCAGCGAACTGGCTGTCGTAAACCAAATGCAAGGCCAAGGCATTGGAGGAAACTTGTCTTACTTGTATAGGTCGCAAAATCCTATGGCGCAATCAGGCGGCCTTACCGAAGCTGGCGAAGGCGCTGCAAGAAAAACCTATAGACGCATAATGGGTTACGAATAACTTAATCAGCCCCCGCTAGATACCTAACCTTCTCTTCAAGCTCTTCCATAAGCTCGGCGACGTACTCACGCTCGCCGTAGGCTTCTGACAGTAATATCTCTCTCACCATAGACATAACCTCATCAGCCATCTGATCTGGGTCGTCTGTCTCAAACAAATCGTATGAATCGCTCATAAGTCCTCCTTGGTCAACTTGGCCACATAATAGCCTATTTAGCTAATAAGTGTTGATTTAGCACTAAATATGGTATTATCGGAGATAGGCACACGGCCTTTTCCGTGGCATTTACCTGTAAGGGGCAACACATGAGCGAGCTGCAACCAGAAGATAACTACGAGTACGATTCTGAGGACGACGTAACCACAGAAGAGGAGGTAGTAGAAACTGAAGATTCTGTTGAGGAACAGGATTCCGAATCAGCACCGGAGGCTGGGGAGACTCAGGATAAACAAATTAAGTTCAGCGATGAGCAGCAACGCATATTCGATGAGGCTGTTGGGAAGAAGGTCTACAAGCTCCGAGAGAAGGAGCGTGAAGCCGAGTCCCTAAAGAAACAGCTTGAAGAATTGCAGTCTAGGATTCCTGAGCAGAGACGGCCTAACGTCCCTGACATACCTGACCCGTTTGCACTATCCGATGAGGAGTACAAGCGAAGTCTGGCGCACAGAGACGAGGCGCTCAAACAAGCTATTGCGTATGACCAGCAACAGCACATGCTGAACCAGCAGCGACAACAGCTACAGGCGCAGCAGGTACAAAAGCAGCAAGAAGCACTGACCGAGAAGGTCCAGTCTTATTCCCAAAGGGCTAACAAGCTGGGGATTAAGGCAGAGGAGCTACAGGCAGCAGGTAACACGATAGCCCAGTTTGGTATTCAGGATGATGTAGCTAACTACATTCTTGAGGAAGACCAAGGGCCATTGATTACCACCTACCTGTCTAAGAACCTCTTAGAACTGGAAAAGGTGCGTGATATGTCTCCGGCAGCCGCCGCAGTCTACATCGCCACTACGGTTAAGCAGAAGGCTGCTGCTCTGAAACCCAAGGTAAATTCTGCTCCTGACCCATTGGAGCAGCCACACGGCGCTGGAACAGCCCCCAAACCTAGAGGGCCACAAGGCGCAACATTTGAATAGGAAAAGGCAAAATGGCTAACAATCTTAATAGTAACGTCACACGGAAAGTCGCTCGCGTCTTTCTTGAGGCATTTGAATCAAGCCGAGTTCTGACTAAGACAGTCAACACTCAGCTTCTCTCAGGCAAGTTTAACCCTGCATCGGGTTCAAACGTGGACTTCAAGCGTCCTCACGACTACAACTCAATCCGCACCTCTGGCGGTGACATCAGCTCTTCTACGAAGTCTGACATCATTGCAGGTAAGGCGACTGGTACGGTTCAGGACTACTTCACTGCTGCTACTGAATGGGGCAATGTTGAAGAGGCTCTTGAGCTTGACCAACTCGACCAGATCATTGAGCCAATGGCTCGCCGTATCGTTACTGATATGGAGCTTGATCTTGGTGCATACATCCGCAAGAACGCTTCACTCAAGTATGGTACTCACGGCACTGCCGTAGACGCTTGGGGCGATGTGGCTGGCGCTGGTGCATTGATGGACTCTATCGGCGTTCCTATGAGCGACGACAAGTATTACATCATGAACCCTTTCACGACTACTGCGCTGTCTTCAGCTCAGAACGGTCTGAACGCGGCTGACGGCCTTGTGCGTACAGCGTGGGAGAAGGCTCAGATTTCTGCTAACTTCGGTGGCATGATGGCTCTGACTTCTAACGCTCTGTCTAGCTACACTTCAGGTTCTACTACTGACCGTGAAGGCGCGCTTGCAGCAGCTCCTGACGCGACTTACGTCACTGCTAAAGACACTATGACTCAGGTTCTGTCTCTTGACGGTCTGGGTACTGGTACTATCAAAGCGGGTGATATGGTAACTATCGCAGGCGTTAATCGTCTGAACGTAGCTACTCGTCAGCCTATGCTTGACGCTTCTGGTGCAGTAGTTCCTTGGACTGGCACTGTCCTTGAGGATGTGACTATCGCTGGCAATGCCGCGACTATCACTGTCTCTGGCGCTGCTATCTACGAAGCTAACGGTCAGTACAACAACGTAGACGCCGCTCCTGCGGAAGATGCTGTTGTGACTATCCTTGGTGCTGCTTCAACTCTGTACCAGCCTAACCTCTTCTACACGAAGCAGGCGTTCGGCATCGGTACTGTTAAGCTACCTAAGCTCTACTCTACTGACACAATCGCTACTACTAGCGATGGCTTCTCTATCCGCGTATCTAAGTACGCAGACGGCGATGCCAACACGCAGAAGATTCGTTTCGACCTTCTGCCTGCATACGCTACCTTCAACCCGCTCTTCGCGGGCCAAGGTTTCGGCGTATAAGGATGACGGGAGGGGCTTCGGCCCCTCTCTTCTCTTATGAAGCCCAGTAAAGGTAAAGCAAAGGTTAAAGTCACCGCATCCGGCAAGAAAGTCTCCTACGGGCAGGCTGGTAAAGCAAAGGATGGCGGGCCTCGCGTTCGCGCAGGTACAAAGAAGGGCGATGCATATTGCGCCCGATCAGCCGGCCAGATGAAAAAACATCCAGAGGCCGCAAAGAATCCTAACAGCCCCTTGAGGCTTTCCCGTAAGCGGTGGAAGTGTAAGGGTGAGAAGAGTGCAACCTATGAGTGATGGACTCTACGCAAATATCCACAAGAAACGCAAACGTATCAAGCGCCAGAAGGCTGAGGGTAAGACTCCTGAGCGTATGCGTAAGGTTGGCTCTAAAGGAGCACCAACTGCTAAAGCGTTTCGCCAATCAGCAAAGACAGCTACATACGAGTGAGGTGATTTATGCCAATGGTTAAAGGTAAGAAGTACCCGTACACTAAAGAAGGCATGAAGGCCGCTAAAAAGGCCAAGATGGCTAAGGGCAAGAAAAAGACTAGCGGAGCTACATACGAGTAATGGCTACTGTCGCGCAGGTCGCTAAGGCGGCACTACAAAGAATCTTGGTACAGGCATCTGAAGCTCCTCTTGAGCCGGATGAGTATCAAGATTTCATCTTTGCGATGAACAACTATATGGCTCAACTAGATGCTCAAGGCATCAGTCTGGGTTATACAGAGGTGTCTGATCTGGGTGATACAGTAACAATCCCCACAGGCGCTTTAAGAGGTTTGATAGCGAATATGGCTATTGAAGTCTCACCTGACTACGGCGGTGTTATATCAGAAGGTCTGGTAGTAGCAGCGCGTCAGGGGTTGCAGACTATGCGCGTTATAGGACAGCGCATCAGGTCCACAGCAATGCCTTCTACACTCCCTATTGGCTCTGGCAACGAAGACGAGTCTTGGGGTATCAGCGGACACTTCTACCCAGACCGCGAGGCAGAGATTCTAGCCGAAAGCACTGGGGCGATAGGTTTAGAGGTTAATACCAATGCTTGATAGAGCGCAAGGTCGCAAGAAGAGTGAGTTCGTTCAGAAGACTACGGTTGAGTCCGGTGGCTATCTGGATTATGTAGTTAATAACACTAACTACAAGATCAGTTATGATAACTTTGTAAATGGCTTAGGTGTCACTGGGTCTATCGTACAGGACGGCGCTGTTACAGGTGCTGCAATCCTAGACACTCAGGGCTCAATTAACTACATCCGCAACCTTGAAAACGGCTCTGGGATTGTCACCAACGTCTCTCCTGAGAATGGCGTCATAATCGCTCATAACCTGACAGCGGATACTACCGGCAGTCCTTTGTTCTTAAATACAACGGCAGACAGCCCAACAGTGGCAAGTCTTGTGGCGGGCGCAGGAATCTCTTTAACGTCCACGGATAACTACGTCACCATTGCTCAAGTAGGTGTCGCTGAGTACGCCAGTGTTACGATGCACGGCAACTCTACTGAAACGGTTATTGCCAGTACAGCTACAGCAGTAAAGGTTGCTGGTACGTTTGTGGTTGGAGATGAAGCGGGTTACACCGGAGACACCACGGGACGCATTACCCACGATGGCAACACTGCTCGGCATATCATTAACGCGATAATCAGTCTTACGGTGGCAAGTGGCACAAACCATACGGTTTCTATGTACATTGCGTTGAATGGCACTATCATCCCTTCAACCAAGACCACTGCTACAACATCTAATGGTCTGTACCGTAGCTTGGCGACATTTGCGAATCTTGAGTTAGATGATGGGGATTATGTTGAGATATTCGTCAGGAACGAATCCACGACTGATAACCTAATTGTACTGGATGCCATCATAGGGGCGCTTTAATGCCTGTAACCCAGTTACCCATAGCCAACGGCTTCTATGTCAGTGACTCCCTGCCTATCGCAGCGCAGGAGTGTACTAACTGGTATCCCAACATAGTCCAAGGTCAGGGACTCTCTCAGGAGACTCTGTTTGGCACTGAGGGCTTAACCCAATTAGCTACGTCTGGGATATTGAACAACCAGAACCGTGGCTCGCACGAGATGGCAGGCAAGCCTTACTTTGTAAATGGCGAAAGGCTTTATCGGCTAGAAACAGATTATACGCTTACCTTCTTAGGCGACATTGAGGGTACTGCGCGGGTATCAATGGCTGACAACGGCACTCAGCTAATGGTGCTAGTCCCTAACGGTAACGGCTACATCTACAATCATGTAGCCGACACGTTTGCGGAGATTACAGATTCGGACTTCACAGCGAACGGAAACCCCCAGTTTGTTGTGTTCATAGATGGCTACTTCTTGGTTACCACAGACTCAAAGAAGTTCATAGTAAGCTCCATCAATGACGGCTTGAGCTACAACGCCCTTGATTTTGGTACAGCCGAGTCCGACCCCGATGATATTGTTGCTCCGGTGGTTTACAAGAACCAATTGTTTATCTCTGGTCGTCAAACTTTTGAGGCTTTCCAGAATATAGGAGGTGCGGACTTCCCATTCAGCCGTACAGGTCTATTCCTACAGAAAGGGTGTCTAGCGCCTTACTCTCTGGTGAATGCTCAAGATACATTTATGTGGGTTGGTGGTGGAGAGAATGAGTCACCAGCGATCTGGGCGTTGAATGGTAACAGCACGGTTAAAATCTCCACTACAGCAATAGACTCGTTACTCAGCGGCCTCACAGACACGCAGGTAGCCGATATCTACTCTTGGGCATACGCCAGCAAGGGTGCGTACTTTATAGGCTTCTCACTGCCTTCTACGACCCTTGTCTATGACACCACCAGTCAAAGGTGGCATGAACGCAAGTCATTCATTGAGGGCTCTTTGGGTACGTTTAGAGTGGCCTCTATTGTAAAGGCTTACAACATCATCCTTTGCGGTGATATTGTGGACGGCAGGATTGGTCAGCTAGACCCAGATGTCTATAAAGAATACGAAAACCCAATCATTCGCAGAGTCGCCACACAGCCTTTCCAGAATAATATGCAGTCCGTGTTCTTCCCCTCACTAGAATTAACCGTAGAGTCGGGCGTTGGTAACTCTGATGTCATTGACCCGCAGATTACGCTAGAGCGGTCTAAGGACGGAAAGACTTGGAGCGGTCCTATCTCACGAAGCATAGGCAAGATCGGTGAGTATACCCATCGGGCTATCTGGCGCAGGAATGGTCGTGCGGCAAGATTTGAAGTATTCCGATTCACTCTTACGGACGCAGTTAAGCCTGTAATCATTCAACTAACGGCGAACATTATTGGTGGAGACAAGTGACAGGACCAAGACTAAACGTCGCGCAGCCTATCGTAAACGACGACGGTACGATGGCGCAGCCGTTCAGGCAGTTTACTCAAGACGCGAGCTTAAGTATTCCCATCGTGGGAACAGGCTCGCCAGAAGGAGTTATTACAGCTAGACAATACAGTCTCTACATTGACTCTACGGGTTCTGCGGGCTCAATTGAATACAGGAAGATGCAGCCGGATATCGCTGGTGATGTTACCAAGGGATGGGTGGCTGTTTGATAGCAGAAACAAAAGATTCGAAGCTAATTAGTCTTATAGCTACGATACCGTCACTTTGGGAGACGATAGCCGAAGATGGCGTTTCTCCTGACAAGTGGCAACCAGATATGACAGAGGGTTGGTTGATAGGTTCAGATGACGATGGGTTGATAGGACTGTACAACGTCCATCCCCAGAACACTGTAACCTTACAGATACATCCGATCATCCCGCTGGAGACGAGAGGCAAAAGAGCCTACGACTCCGCACAAGAAGTATTACGTTGGATATTCACTACAACCCAGTACCAGAAAGTGGTGTGCGAGATACCCGTAATCTACAGAAACGTAAAGCTATTTGCGATGAAGGCCGGAATGAAAGAAGAAGGCATAAATCGTCAAAGTTACTTAAAAAATGGTAAAATACACGATCAATGGCATCTAGGTATTGCCAAACAGGAATTTGAACTATGAGCAGCGTAACAGACAAACTATTCGGAAGCACCGACACATACGGTATGGATGTCGCTGCGGAAAACCGCCGATCAGCGGAAGAGTTCATTAAGCAGCAGGCCGCACAGGGTCGGCAAGATATTATTAGTGCCATTGACCCAATGACGCAATCTATCCAGCAGGGATATCAGAAAGGCGCAGATATTTACTCATACGCTATCCCCCAGCAGCTTGCGGCTTTACGCACAGGCGCTCAGGAAGCCCAGAGAATGCGTATGGGGGCTCTTCCTTCCTACCAGTACGCTTTGATGGGTGTGCCTTTTAATATGCCTCAGATGCTTTCTCAGACGCGCCCAGTGGACGTTCCTGCATATCAAGACGTTCCAAGTATGGGTCAGCCACAAGTAGTACAAGCGGCTTCGCGACCAGACTTAGGCTCTGACAGCATTGCGAGTATGCTTGCTGGCATCTTTAATACGGGCGGTTCAAGCGGTGGCGGTTATGGCGGTGGAGTCGGTGGGTCAGATTTCGCAAACGGTCAGCGAATCAACTAGGAGTCTCCAATGGCTTTACCACGAGCACTAACCAACATCCCAGTAGATAACGATTACTCAATGGATGAGGCTGCGATCATTGAGC